ACTGCCCGGGGCAGGATATGACGCCTCCGTTTTTGCCAAGGCGCTGGATGCCGTCCTGGGTGACGTCCGCAAGACCCTGCTGGCCAAGAATGCCGCCTACGGGGACAGCGCGCTGAACCCGGTGCGGGTATTCAGCAAGGCCGATCCGGTCGAGCAGCTGCGGGTGCGCATTGACGATAAACTGAGCCGGCTGATACGCGGGCAGGACACGGGTGAGGACACGGAGGGCGACCTTCTGGGTTACCTCATGCTGCTGCGGGTGGCGAATCGGCGCATCGACCATGTCTGACGTGGTCGATGCGGTAGCTGTGGTGCAGGTGGGTAAGCAGGACGCCCTGGTGATCCACTATCTGGCGGACTGTGGCGCCTGCGACCGGCCGCTGTGGCGTCGGGCGTCGTTTCGAACGGTCCCTGTCGATTATATCGTTTGTGAGCATTGTCTGGCGATGAACAGGGTGCGGAGGCCGAAGTGATGAGTTGTCCCGACTGTGGCTGTGTTTGTCATCCTCAAGGCCGCTGCTGGTATTGCCCGATCTGCGGCTGGAGCGTGTGCCAATGAGCGTGCAAACGGACTGCCCGACTTGCAAGGTCTGCTACCTCTGCCCACCACGGCAGAGGGCCAAGCACTGCCGGGAGGTGCTCAAGGCATTTGCCAACGATCTGCCAGCGCCGTCCTGCCCGCACCATGTCCAGGCCTGGCACCACGGCATAGAGGGCGTCATCGATTACAGGGAGTGCCGATTATGATCAGCGTGAAACTGGAGGGGTTCGACGAAGCCATGGCCTCTCTTAACCCGAAGCACGTCAAGAGTGCGGCGCGCATGGCGATCAACGACGGGGCCAGAGCGGGGCGCACCGAGGCGGCAAGGCGGATTCGCGAGAGGTGGAACGTGAAGGCCGCTAAGGTAAACACCGAGCTGCGCAATACGGTGATGGCCTCCTCATCGAAGCTGGAGGCGGTGATCAGCGCCAAGGGCCGGCCGGTCAGCTTGTCCTACTACGGCTTCAAGCAGATTCAGCGCGTAACCAAGGGGAAGGGCGGCAAGTACCGCCAGACGCGGGGTGTGACCGGCAGCATCCTCAAGGGGGTCAAGGTCTCTTATCGCCGGGCCTTTAAGGCGACGATGCAGAGCGGCTTCACCGGCGTGTTCGTCAACGAGGCCGACTACATCAACCAGGACTATCTCTACCGCACGCCGCGCCGGGGCAACTACGCCGGCAAGCGAGGGCGCAACAGTATCATCAGCCTGGCCACGATTACGCTGCCCTCGATGCTGGAGCAGCCCCGGGTGATGGAGCCAACACTGCGCACGATCCGCGAGAGGATGGCGGACCGCTTCGCCTACCACCTCGAACGGCTCAGCGCGGGTGGCAAGTGAGGCAGTCCCCCGCGCCCCCTGCCTGCTGGTCGGTCAGTATAGATGTTGTTCATGCCGGCGGGAGGGGAAGCAGAGTCGATGCCTCAATGGTCGCGGGTCCTTCCGGGGCCTTGGCTCAATACGGGTAGCGAAGCCCCGGTTTGTGAGTCCATTTAATTTTTTGATTTCTGCTGGAAGAATGGAATATTTCGTTGATTTCCGGCTGGTTGTGGCCAATTTACTAGAAATGTTATAGTGGGCAGAAGGGCAGATGATAGAGGGCCAAACAGATAATATCATCCCTTTGCGGCAGCAGGTCGAAGAGCGCATCTGCGCAGAGTCTGCGCAGATTGCCAAGGCTGCGGCAGAAAAGGAAAAACAACCGACGGCGGGCGGTCCCGACGATCCGCGCTTCGTCCGCCAGTGCCTCGAAGCTAACGAGCGCGGCGACGGCGTCCTCGCTGCCGCACTCCACCGTGGGAAATTCGTCTACGTCAAGTCGCGGGACGAGAAGTCCAAGGCATGGTTCCGCTTCAACGGCGTTCACTGGGAAGTAGACAAGGCCGACGATCACATGATCATCCCCGAAAACGTCGCCCTCGTCTACCAGCGCGAAGCCGACCGGCTCACGCCCGAGATCGCCGAGGCCCGCACCGCCCTGGAAGCCGCCAATAGCAAAATCAAGTATTACAACGGCCTGGCCAAGGAGTTGAAAAAGGACGGGATTCCCGAGCAGATCGCCGCCTGCAACACCGAAGGCAAGGCCGCCGAGGAAGAATCCCTGCATGCCAAGATCGCACTTTCCGGACTCACCCGCCTGCAGAAGGACTACGCCGACCGTGTCGACCGCCTCCGCGCCCTGCGCGGGGCCAAGAACTGCCTCGAATTCTCCCACAAGATCGGCCCCGGCGGCCTCTACATCTACGGCGACGAGGTCGACCAGAAGCCCAACCTCATACCCTGCCGCAACTGCGTCATCGACCTAGAGACCGGAGAGCCCACAGTCGGCCAACCGGAGGATTTCCTTGTCCGGGCACTACCTATCAATTACGTCCCAGGTATGGCCCGTCCCGCCTGGGAGAAGTTCATCAGCGAGATTCACGAGGACGACGCCGAAAAGGTCGCCCTCATCAAACGGTGGTGGGGTTACTGCCTCACCGGCCACGTCCGCGAGCAAATGTACATCATGTTCACCGGCGACGGCGCCAACGGCAAGGGGACCATGCTGGAGATCGCCCAGGAGATTTTCGGCGAACTCGCCAAGCAGATCATGGCCGAGATGCTCGTCAAGACCCGCAACGTCCGCTCCTCCACCGGCGCATCCCCCGACATCCTCTCCCTCTACGGCCGGCGCTGGGTCTTCGTCGACGAGACCAACGACGGCGACCGGGTCAACGATGCCGAGATCAAGCGGACCACCGGCGGCAACCGCCGCAGCGGCCGCGGCCTCTTCGACAAGTTCGACACCGATTTCAGGCCCACCCACAAGCTCAGCATCGTCACCAATCACCCACTCAAGGGGATCGCCGAGACCTACTCCCTCAAGCGCCGGCTCATCTACCTGCACTATCCGCTGATCTACGATCCCGCCCCCGAGGCCGCAGCCGAGAACGACCCCGGCAACGCCCACCGCTACCGGCGCATCGACAAGCTGCTGGACCAGAAGCTGCGGGATGAGCTGGAGGGTGTTCTCGCCTGGATGGTCGAAGGGGCGATGGAATGGTACCTGACCGGCCTGGCCGTCCCGCAGTGCCTCCTCGATGCCGTCGAGCAGGTCAAGGTCAGGGAGGACACCCTCGGCCAGTTCCTCGCCGCCCGGGCGCGCCTCGGCGAGCACTGCGAAATGCCGGCCAAGGATTTTTTGACCGCTTACCAGAAATGGTATACGGAGGAAGGCCACTCGGAGAAGTGGAAGCCCACCCGCAACGTCACCTACGACAAGCTGCGCGCCAAGGGTATCCGCATCCCCGACAACCGCACCACAGGCGGCACCACGACCATTTTCGGCCTCGATCTCAACCCCTTCTGAGGGATGTTTTCCAGGGCCTTTTTCGCTGGCAGATTGATACGGGGGTACGGGGTTTTATGTTTTTATGTTTACCATATGTTTTCAGAAAACGCGAAAACATTGACCTACACCATCGGAATTATTATGTTTTATGTTTTTATGTTTTTGTTTCACGCGCGCGCACATGTGAGGCAATAAGAAAAAGGGCCGAACGCGAAAGAATGATATTTTTTTTAAATCCTATAGAGAAAAACACGTTTCAAAAGCATAAAAGCATAAAAAATAGAGTTAAGTATTTAAAAATAAAAGGTTTTTTCTTTATGTTTTTGCAATGTTTTCGTTATGTTTTTATGTTTTTGCCGGTTTTGAAACCCTCTTTTTTCTGGATGATTGAATCATGACCACCCTCGAACTCGCAGAATCCCGCGTCCCCATGCGGCGGGTCGGCTCCGAATGGCACGGCCCGTGTCCGGACTGCGGCGCCGGCAAGAGCGGCGACCGCCACACCGACCGCTTCAGCGTCAAGGCCGACGGCCGCTTTTTCTGCCGCATTTGCACGCCCGAAGGGGGCGATGCGGTCAAGTTCTTGCGCAGATTCGAGGGGAAAAGCTGCCCCGAGGCCCACGAGGCCATCGGCAAGGCCTGCGCCATCACCGGCTGCCCCGTTCGCGAGAAGTGCCGCCTGGGCGACAAAGCCCCCGGCGTCCCCACTCCCCGCAGCCTCGCCCCGCCCCGGGCCGGCCAGTCGCCCGCCTTCGTCCCCGCCGAGGTGATCCCGCCCGCCGAGCGCTGGCTGAAAGCGGCCGAGAAGCTCGTCGAGGCCGCCCACGCCGCCCTGTTGGCCCATCCCGAGCAGCTCGCCTATCTCGCCGGACGGGGACTGCCGCGCGAAGCCGTCGAAAAGTATCGCCTCGGCTGGATTGCCGAGGATTTCTTTCGGCCCCGCTCCACCTGGGGTCTGCCAGAAGAATTCTGGGACGGAGGCAAGCCGAAGAAACTTAAGATCCACCGCGGCGTCCTCATCCCGACCTTCGTCGACGAGCGGCCGCACCGTCTGCGCGTCCGCCGTCCCAAGGAAGACCTCAAAGACGGCGAGCCCGGCTATATCGAGGTCAAGGGGAGCGGAAACGACCGCGTCATCCTCAACCCGGCCGCCCGCGCCGTCGTCGTCGTCGAGAGCGACCTCGACGCTTTGCTCATCGACTGGCTCGCCGGGGATATCGTCGGCGCCATGCCCACCGTCAGCGCCTCGGCCAAACCGAAGGAGTCGACCTGGCCCATCCTACAGCAGGCCCTTTGCATCCTCGTCGCCTCCGATTACGAGCCCGTATGGGATGAGGCCAGGCAGCGCTGGACCAACGTCGGCGGATCGGCTGCGCAGTGGTGGCGGCAGCAATTCTCCCGCGCCAAGCGCTGGCCCGTCCCAGCCGGCAAGGACCCCGGGGAGGCCTACCAGCAGGGCGTCGATATCCGAGCCTGGATACTCGCCGGGTTGCCTCCCGTGTTTCACCTCCCGGTGGTGCCGAACGAGCCGAATCCGGCCACTCCACCGCCGGCCGACGCCGCGCCGCCTGTGCGCCTCGCCCCCATTGCCGAGCCGGTGCACGGCGTCAGTGCCGGCGGGCGTCCGTTTATCATCGTCAACACCCGCGGCCAGTTTCGGCAGATGACCGAGCAGCACCCCGGCGTCGCCGCGGTCGGCCGCAGCGAG